ATATCATGGAAAGATACTCTTTATAGGGTTATTCAAGATAGAGATGTTGTTCTAGTAGATTAAGCCCAAACCATAAGCCAAAACCCTAGAACCTAAAAACGAAAACAAATTATTAATTAATCACTAAAAATTTTTAAAATGAAAACAAAAATGTTAGTATTCCACGCGGCTGCTGTAGATTCAAACTCTGTAGCAAACGCTGATGATGGAGCAAATTTAGACTTAGCTGCTTTTGATGCTTCAAACGTAACTTCTTTAGCCGCTGAAAACAATGGATCTGGTTTAGTATATATATACTTCAAAGACTCTACTAAATACGAAGCAGGTGGTGTTACTGGTACTCCAAGTGGTAATGCTGTTGAAATGCCAGAACAAGCTTTTGTAAGGTTAACTTGTACTTCTGGTAAAGAAGCTGATGTTGTTAAAGACTTTTGCGCTTTAATTACTGGAAATCAAGTACACACTAATCCAGTTGCTGTTTTTGATGCTATTAATAGCACTTATGCAATTGATAATATTACAGCTATTCAGATTAGAAGACATATTACTACTAACACAGTAGCTTCTGACTAATCTTGAATGAGATTAACCGCGCAGGATCTGCGTGAATTAAATATCCTTAAGTATTACAGGCTCACTAGAAAGTGGGTCTGTAAAACTTACGGGTTAAAAGATGCAGATTTAGAATTATTAATTTATTTAGATTGTAAAAAAAGATTTACACGACAAGAGTTTTTAGACGGTACTTACACATATTCATGGGACAAAAACCGTTGGGAAAGATTACGAAGAGATGGTTGGATAGAAGTATGGAGACATAGAAATAGAACAACTATAAAATACTCTGTATTTAAAACATCTTTTAAATGTGGTCAAATGATAAGTAGGATATACAGAATACTTTTAGGTGAAGAAGATCTACCAACATCTGAACGTAGTGTATTTTTTAATAACAAATCATATACAGATAAAGTTTATAATAAAGCTATAGATGATATGATTAAAGATATAGATAGATAATGGGATTTAAACTAGGTAAAAGAACTGGACCAAAAATGAGTTATGGTAATTTAAGAACTAAATTAAGATTTGGTCAAGAAGCTGGAGATGCTAACGCATCTATACCTGGCACACCTGTGATTAGAAAACCATTAGACGAAGGGATACTTGGTGAAGCTAATATGGATGGTAGTATATATATTAGCGATAAAATAGTACCAGGTAGTGAAGAAGAAAGACAAGTAATAAATCACGAGATGAGACATGCTACTGACATGAAATTAGGTAAGCTTGCTTATAGCGATGATTTTGTAAAGTATAACGGGGTTACTTATCCAAGAAAAACTATTAATGGTAAAGATATGATTATTATTGATGGTGTAGCAAAAGAAGTAGGTAGTGAAGATTTTCCTTGGGAAAAAGAAGCCAATGTAGGTAATGAGCATGGAAGTGTTTAAAGATAATAACGACTGGAACGAAAAGTCTATTGTAGGTTTTATTGCATTTGCAATAATGTGTGTAATTATGATAGCAGATCTTGTTACTGGTTATGTAGGTAAAGATTTAATAATAAATGAATTTATATATGATTCATTTGTACTAGTAGTGCTTGGATGCTTTGGTATAAGTGGATTAGAAAAATTTGCTAAAAAATGAGTATAATAACTAAAATAAACGGTATACCTTTATTTAAAGATGAAAAAAGAGCTAGGCTCTGGGGTGCTCATTATGGATTAACAGGTTCGCACACTCATGTTTATAACGGTATAACTGGATTTATGGCTGGGTCAAGTCATGATCAAAGTGTAAGTGGCGTGTTTAAGAGTGGTAAAGCTCCTGCTGAAGTTGTAAGGGAATATAACAAACGTAATCAAAGTGTAGCTATACCAAGAATTATAATGGCTCAAGCACAACGACAAGCTCCTCAACCAATATTAACACCTCAACCTACGCCTCAACAAACTGCTAGAGTACAAGTTCAACCAAGAGTAGCGGCTAGACAACCGGTAACTCCACAAACTTATTCAACAGGTGGTAGTAGCGGCGGTGGCAGTGGCGGTGGCGGTGGCGGTGGATATTAAAATAAAATTATGTTACAAAAATTATTATCTGGCGGAGCAGCTGATTTAGTTAAAAATGTAGGTGGAGTTATAGACAACTTACACACATCTAAAGAAGAAAAGCTCGAAGCAGAAAGAAAAATAAAAGAATTAGTTGCTAACTATGAAGTTGAAATGGAAAAAAACATTACAGCTAGATGGGAAGCAGATTTAAAAAGTGATTCATGGCTTAGTAAAAATGTTAGGCCATTAACTTTGATATTTTTAATAGTATGCACCATGCTATTAATATTTATAGATGCTGGTGCATTAAAATTTGAAGTTAAATCCAGTTGGGTTGATTTGCTTCAATTAGTATTAATAACTGTGATCGGTGCTTATTTTGGTGGTCGATCATTTGAAAAAGTAAAAAAATAAATTATGGGACAAAATTCAACAGAAGTATCATATGGCTTTGGACAATTAGGTAGTGCTTATTCAGATTTAGCACAAACAATAATACCACCAAAAGATCATGTTATAGTAGCTATTCAATTTTTAGCAGACTGTTCGCCTACAGTATTAACACCTGAAAAGTTAGATGAAATGGGACCTGGTTTTCCAGAAATAACAACTGGATCAAACGTAACAGCTATAAACGCTGACAATACATTTAATCACAATGGTATTGCAACATTAGCTTTAACTGATAATGCTGGTAGTAATATAACTACAGTAGCGTTATCTGCTGGTGCAAACACATTAGTAAGACCGGGGCAATTTGTAATAATGGTAAATGATACTTATCAAGAAGATGGTAATCCAGCTGCTAGTATAGACGCACAAACTCCAGTTCCTATATATCAAGGACCAAGCGCTAGAGGTGTTAAAGTAAAATCAGTATCTGGTGCTAATGTAACTTTAGAAGGTCATGGAACAACAAACTCTTCTTTTGTTGGTTTATCACCTAGTTCTCAAGCATTAATATTTATAGACGAACAACACGGTGCTGGAGGTATTATAGCTAATGGCCAAACGTTTCCAAAAGGTTTAACTATATATGGTAGATGGACAGAGTTTAAAACTGACGCAGGTAATGGTGCAATATGTTATTTCGGTAAATAATGTTAGGGCTAGGAAGTAGTTTAATAAGAGGTAGTTTTACAGAAGCTTTTACTCCATTAACAATAGGTGGTTTAAGCTTGTGGCTTCAAAACGGTGTTGGTGTTGACGTTGGTCAATGGGATGATTCTAGTGGTAATGACAACCATATAGTACAAGGAACTGTTGATACTCAAGCTGCTGTAGTTGATGGTGGTTTAGATTTTGAAGGAACAGAAGGAGATTTTTACTCGCTTAGTAGCGATATTGCAATTGCAGAGCAAGGTAATTTTTCAATTTTTATGGTGATAAAAATAGAAAGCTTTGCTGATGGTGGTGCTCAAAATACACTTTTAGGTACAGGTGAAACTGCTACATTTTTTGAGTTTCAAAATAATAAAAGAATAAGAATAAAAACTGGAGAAGGTACAGATATAATAGAATATCCAACTAATACTTTTGCTACAGGAACAAAAATGCTTATACATGTAAAAAGAGCTGGAGGAACTCAAGGCCCAATAGTATTGCAAAAAAATGGCTCAACAGTTAGTGCTTCATCTAATCCATCTGGTGATGGTAACAATACTGGTGCAATTACTTTTGATAGAATAGGTGCTAGAAATAATGATAGATATTTTGATGGTGTAATATACGAATTATTATTTTACGGAGGTAGTAGCTTAGTGACTGAAGAAGTAGACAATGTAAACAATTTTTTAATAGCTAAACACGGTTTATAAAATAAATAATTAAATTAAATTAAATAAAATGACAAAAACAAAATTAAAAAAGAAAGACAGTACAAGTAAAATGATTAAAAAACTTAAAGGCATTAAGCCTGAAAAGATTAGTGAAGATCAATTAAAAAAAGTTCAAAATACTGTTAATTCTATAAACAGATCTCAATTAGAAATAGGTTCTATAGAAGTAAAAAAGCACGAGTTAATGCACAACATAGCTGGTTTAAGAGATGAGTTAATGTTGTTACAAAAAGATTTTGAAAAAGAATATGGTACTTACGATATTAATATTCAAGATGGAACTATAAACTACGAAGAAGAAAATGGCGAAGTTAATAAGAAAGATTAGTGTAGGTAAAGATTACAAAAACGACGCTATGCACTATGCTGTTGGTCAAGAAGTTTATGGTGGACATACTATTTGTGATATATTAGAGGAAGAAGATAAATATTCTATTTATATTAGAAAAAACAAAGATGTGTTACCATGGAAAGACTTTAACAAAAACATGGCTGTATCTGTAGAATATAACTTAGAATACTAATGAAAAGTGTTTACAACTTTGTTGTAACACCAATAGGAAAAAGATATAACAATACTAAAAAAGTTGGTGATTCAGAATTAATACTTAATACTGAAATATTTAATCATCAATATGTAAATAGAAAAGCAAGTGTTATATCAACTCCAATTATTGGTGAAACAGATATACAAGCTGGAGATGATGTTATAGTGCATCATAATGTTTTTCGTAGATGGCACAATGTAAAAGGTATAGAAAAAAATAGTAAAAGCTATTTTAATGAATCTACTTATTTTATAAGCCAAGATCAAATATTTTTATACAAAAGATATTGGGAGTGGAAAACGCCAAAAGGTTATTGCTGGGTTAAACCTTTAAAAGCTACAGATCAATTTAATATTAAACAAGAAAAACCTTTACAAGGTATTGTTAAATATTCTGATGGTACTGTAAACGTAAACGATATTGTAGGTTTTACACCAAATAGTGAATATGAGTTTGTTATTAATGGTGAAAGACTATATAGAGTTTTTTCTAAATTTATTACAATTAAATATGAATATCAAGGAGACGAAGAAGAATATAATCCTAGCTGGGCGCAAAGCGGTTGATGAGTTGATTAAAGTTGCAGAAGAAAAGATTATTACTAATACTGAAGATGATGTATCAGCTGATAGACTAAAAAACGCGGCAGCTACTAAAAAACTAGCTATATTTGACGCATTTGAAATACTTAACAGAATACAAGAAGAGCAAAACTTACTCGAGGGCAAAACACCTGAAGAGGCAGAGAAAAAAGTCTTTAAAGGATTCGCAGAAGGTAGATCTAAGTAATGTACAATCAAAGTTTAGTTAAAGTTATAGAGCCTGTTAAAAAAACAACTATAACAAGATTAAATCGTGGTAAGAAGTGGAAGTATGGATATAACAAAGAAAACGATATAGTTGTTATATCTAAAACTGGTATGATAGGTGAAATAATAGAGATACAAAATCTTAAAATAGCTTTACCCAAACAACCAAAAGAAGTATTTAAACACGAAAAAAACAAATGGGTTAAGTTTGAACAACCAAAAGAAATAGCTAAATTAAAAAATATATTCGATTGGCGCAATTATCCAGAAGAACAAAAAGAAAAGTGGTATGATTATATAGACGAAGAGTTTAAACGTAGAGATGAAGGGTTTTGGTTTACTAACAATGGTAAGCCAACTTATATAGTAGGTACACATTATATGTATTTACAATGGAGTAAAATAGATGTAGGTGCGCCAGATTTTAGAGAAGCTAATAGGCTGTTTTATATATTCTGGGAAGCGTGTAAAGCTGATAAAAGATGTTATGGTATGTGTTATCTAAAGAACAGAAGATCAGGCTTTTCGTTTATGTCATCTGCAGAAACAGTTAATTTAGCCACTCTTGCGAGTGATAGTAGATATGGTATACTTTCTAAAACAGGTGCAGATGCTAAAAAAATGTTTACGGACAAAGTGGTCCCTATTAGTATTAATTATCCTTTTTTCTTTAAACCTATTCAAGATGGTATGGATCGTCCTAAAACTGAGTTAGCTTATAGAGTACCTGCTAGCAAGTTTACTAGAAAAAAGATAACTACTAACGAACAGGTAGAACAACTAGAAGGTTTAGATACAACTATTGATTGGAAAAATACTGGTGACAATAGTTATGATGGTGAAAAGCTAAACCTATTAGTACATGATGAAAGCGGTAAATGGGAAAGACCTGACAATATATTAAATAATTGGCGAGTAACTAAAACATGTTTACGATTAGGTAGTAGAATTATAGGTAAATGTATGATGGGCTCGACTTCAAATTCATTAGATAAAGGTGGAGAAAACTTTAAAAAACTATACAACTCATCAGATGTCACAAAAAGAAATAGAAATGGCCAGACAAAATCTGGTCTATATTCTTTGTTTATCCCAATGGAATGGAACTACGAAGGATTTATTGACGAGTATGGAGTTCCAGTATTCAATACTCCTGACATCGACGTGTTTGCCCCAGATGGTGAACTAATAGATATAGGCGTAATAGATAATTGGCAAAATGAAGCTGATGGTTTAAAAGATGATCAAGATGCTTTAAACGAGTTTTACCGTCAGTTTCCAAGAACTGAAGAGCACGCGTTTAGAGATGAAACAAAAAACAGTATATTTAACTTGGTAAAAATATACGAACAAATAGATTATAACGAAGAAATGTACAATGCTCTTGGTATTACTAAAGGTAATTTTCAATGGGCTAATGGTGTTAAAGATTCACAAGTAATTTTTTATCCAGATCCAAAAGGTAGGTTTGAAGTTAGTTGGCTACCAAAAAAAGATTTACAAAATAGAGTGGTTTTAAAAAATGGCGTGAGATATCCTGGTAATGAACACATAGGGTCATTTGGTTGCGACTCTTATGATATATCAGGAACCGTAGATGGAGAAGGTTCTAAAGGAGCATTACACGGCTTAACCAAGTTTAGTATGGAGGACGCTCCTGCGAACAGCTTCTTTTTAGAATACTTATCAAGACCACCTACGGCAGAAATATTTTTTGAAGACGTGTTAATGGCTTTAGCGTTTTATGGTATGCCAATACTTGCAGAAAACAATAAACCTAGACTTTTATATTATTTAAGACGTAGAGGTTATAGAGGTTTTAGCATGAACAGACCAGATAAAATTTGGAATAAATTATCTATAGCAGAAAAAGAAATAGGTGGTATACCAAACTCTAGTGAAGATATAAAACAAGCTCATGCTGCAGCTATTGAAACATATATACAAGATCACGTTGGTATGAAACAAGATGGTAGTTTTGGAAGTTTATATTTTAATTCTTTGTTAAATGATTGGGCTAAATTTGATATAAACAAAAGAACAAAGTTTGATGCTACTATAAGTAGCGGCTTAGCTATTATGGCTAATAATAAACATTTATATAGACCAAATCCAAAAGTTGAAAAACCTAAACTAAATATAAGTATTTCCAGATATAACAACAATGGAACTAATTCACAAATAATAAAGTAATATGGGATATTCTAGTAAAAGTTATTTTCCTAGTCAAACAGTAAGCGACGCTGAAAAGTTAAGTTATGACTATGGTTTAAAAGTAGCTAAAGCTATAGAGACTGAGTGGTTTAATGATGACTATAATGATAATAGGTATAGAAATAATATGAATAATTTTCATAACCTAAGATTATATGCTAGAGGTGAGCAGTCAATACAAAAATATAAGGATGAATTATCTATAAACGGTGATTTGTCCTATTTAAATTTAGACTGGACACCTGTTCCTATAATACCTAAGTTTGTTGATATTGTTGTTAATGGTATAGCTGAAAGAACTTATGATATAAAAGCTTTTTCTCAAGATCAATATGGCGTAGAAAAAAGAACTAAATATATGGAGTCTATTTTATCTGACATGAGAACTGCTGAGTTAGATGCTTTTTCACAGCGAGAGTTTGGAATAACTTTAGCTGAAAATGATAGAGAAACTTTACCAGGGTCAGAAGAAGAGTTAGGCTTACATATGCAACTTAATTATAAGCAAGCGGTAGAACTAGCTGAAGAACAAGCTTTAAACGTTTTGTTTGAAGGTAACAATTATGAACTTACTAAAAAAAGATTTTATTATGATTTAACAGTTTTAGGTATAGGTGCTGTTAAAACTTCTTTTAATACTTCTGAAGGTGTAACTATAGATTATGTTGATCCAGCTAATTTAGTTTACTCGTATACTGATTCACCTTATTTTGATGATATATATTATGTTGGTGAGGTTAAATCAATACCTGTAAACGAACTTGCAAAAGAGTTTCCTCATTTAACCGAAAGCGAGTTAGAAGAAATAATGAATAATAGATCTTATTATCAAAATAACACAAGAAGTAGATATAACTCCGATAAAGAAGACAACAATAAAGTTCAAGTTTTATATTTTAATTATAAAACTTATATGAACGAAGTTTATAAGCTTAAAGAAAACGGTACAGGCGCTGATAAAATAATACCTAAAGATGATAGTTTTAATCCACCTGAAAACAAAGAAGGTGATTATTCTAAATTATTAAGATCAATAGAAACTTTATACGAAGGAGCAATAATATTAGGTACAAATAAATTATTAAGATGGGAGATGTCTAAAAATATGATGCGTCCTAAAAGTAATTTTACTAAAGTTAAAATGAATTATTCTATTGTAGCGCCTCGTATGTACGATGGTAAAATAGAAAGTTTAGTTAAACGTATTACTGGTTTTGCTGACATGATACAGCTTACACATTTAAAACTACAACAAGTAATGTCTAGATTAATACCTGATGGTGTTTATTTAGATGCAGATGGTTTAGCTGAAATAGATTTAGGTAACGGGACAAACTATAATCCGCAAGAAGCTTTAAACATGTTCTTCCAAACAGGTAGTGTTATTGGTAGGTCATTTACACAAGATGGTGATATGAATCCTGGTAAAGTACCAATACAAGAAATAAACACTAACAATGGTGGTGCTAAAATGCAAAGTTTAATAGGTACGTATAATTATTATTTACAAATGATAAGAGATGTAACCGGATTAAACGAAGCTAGAGACGGTAGTATGCCAGATAAAAATGCTTTAGTAGGTGTACAAAAATTAGCAGCTGCAAATAGTAATACAGCTACAAGGCATATATTACAAGCTGGTTTGTTTTTAACAGCTGAAGTTGCTGAGTGTTTATCACTTAGAATATCTGACATTATAGAATACTCACCAACTAAAGAAGCGTTTATACAAGCTATAGGTTCACATAACGTAGCTACATTAGATGAAATGAAAAAATTACATCTTTATGACTTTGGTATATTTATAGAATTAATGCCTGATGAAGAAGAAAAAATGATGCTTGAAAATAATATACAAATGGCATTGCAAAGAGGTAATATAGAGCTTGAAGATGCTATTGATCTTAGGGAAATTAAAAGCGTTAAATTAGCAAATGAAATGTTAAAAATACGTAGAAAAAAGAAACAAGAAAGAGATCAAGCAATACAAAGGCAGAATATACAAATGCAATCACAAGCTAATGCTCAGTCTGCACAAGCTGCTGCTCAAGCTGAAATGCAAAAAGAACAAGTTTTAACACAAAGTAAAGTTAAGCTAGAACAAGCTAAAGCAGAATTAGAAGCACAAAAAATGCAACAAGAAGTTCAATATAAAAAAGAACTAATGCAAATGGAGTTTCAAATAAACATGCAACTAAAAGGTATGGAGATACAAGGCATGAAAAGTAGAGAGAAAGAAAAAGAAGATCGTAAAGATGAAAGAACTAAAATTCAAGCAACTCAACAAAGTGAGATGATTGAACAAAGAAAAACAGGTAAAGCACCTAAAAACTTTGAGTCCGCAGGTAATGATATACTAGGAGGTGGATTCGGTTTAGGCTCGTTTGAACCTAAGTAAAATTATTAATTATTATTATATTATATTATGGAAGAAAAAAATAAAGACGTAATCGAAGAGGTTACGCAAAAAGATAATAAACAAAACACAAATAAAGAAGAAGTTGTTAAAGTTGATTTATCTAAACCAAAAAAGAATAAAGAAGACAACATTATAAAAGTTGACTTAAATAATCCACCAAAAAAAGAAGAAGATGCCACTGAGAAGCAAAGCACAGATGAAATAACTGAAGATTCAACTGAAGAAGAAGTTGCTGAAGTAGAAGAAAAAGTTGAAGAAGCTATTGCTGAAGCAAAAGAAACAGGCAAACCACTTCCTGAAAATATACAAAAGCTTATAAACTTTATGGAAGAAACTGGTGGTGATATAAACGATTACGTTCGTTTAAATCAAGATTATAGTAAATTAGACGATATGTCTCTATTAAGAGAATATTATAAACAAACTAAATCTCATTTAAACGATGATGAAATAAGTTTTCTTATGGAAGATCAGTTTTCTTATGATGAAGAAGAAGATGATGATAAAGATATAAGAAGAAAAAAATTAGCGTTAAAAGAGCAAGTTGCCAACGCTAAAAGCCACTTAGACGGGCAAAAGTCTAAATACTATGAAGAAATTAAAGCTGGTTCAAAGCTTACGCCTGAACAACAAAAAGCTTGGGATTTTTTTAATAGATATAACAAAGAGTCAGAAGAGACTAAAAAAGTAGCAGAAGCGCAAAAATCTAATTTTTTAAGAAAGACAGATTCTGTTTTTAACGACAAGTTCAAAGGTTTTGAATATAGTGTTGGCGACAAAAAATATAGATTTAACGTAAGAAATACAAATGAAGTAAAAGAAGCTCAAAGCGATATCAATAATTTTGTCAAGAAGTTCTTGAATGAAAAAAATGAAATGGCTGACGCAAAAGGTTATCATAAATCTTTATTTACAGCAATGAACGCTGATGCTATCGCAAAACATTTTTATGACCAAGGTAAAGCAGATGCTTTAAAAGAAAGTATAGCTAAATCTAAAAACGTAGATATGAATCCAAGACAAACTCATGGTGAAATTGAAGCTGGTGGTATGAAAATAAAAGTTTTAGGTGATACTTCTTCTGATTTTAAATTCAAAATTAAAAACAACAAATAACAATTTAAAATTACAAAATTATGGCAATTACTCCAGGTGGTAATTTAAACAGCGTACCTGCTACTCAACAGCAGACTTTCGCTACAAATTACCTAGATTTTACAGGAACCGCGAACTCGTGGGGACAACAATACCTGCCAGACTTGATGGAAAAAGAAGCTGAGGTTTTCGGACCTAGAACAATTTCTGGTTTCCTATCACAAGTTGGTGCAGAAGAGCCTATGACATCTGATCAGGTGGTATGGTCTGAACAATCAAGATTACATATATCTTATAAAGGTAACATGTCAGGTGCAGCTGAATTTACAGTTGAATCTGATATTGATGATAACGCAATAACAACTACTCATGCTGTTAGACTTAACGATACTGTTATAATATCAAATACTAATGGTATTTTCAAAGCTATTGTTACTTCTATTACAGGTGCTGCTATTACACTTGCTACTTATGACGGTAGTACAATAGGTGCGTTAGCAACTTCAAAAGGTACTACTTTATTAGTTTATGGTTCTGAATATGGCAAAGGTACTGGTTATTATACTAACGCAGCTGCTTCTGTTACTGAAGAAAGACATTCAGCTAACGAGCCTAAGTTTCAAACTTTTACTAACAAACCAATTATAATGAAAGATTTTTATGAAGTATCAGGATCTGATTCTTCAAGAATTGGTTGGGTTGAAGTTTCTACTGAATCTGGACAATCAGGTTACTTATGGTACTTAAAAGCTGAAGCTGATACAAGAGCTAGATTTACTGATTACATTGAAATGTCAATGTTAGAAAGTGAAGTTGGTTCTGATAACGCTCACAATATTGGTGGTGGTGGATCTGGTGCTGCTACTGGTGCTGATGCATTTATTGCAGACAACACTGATGTTGTAGGTACTGAAGGTTTATTTGCAGCTATCGAAGATAGAGGTAATGTAACTACAGGTATAACTGGTCTTGGTGCTGGAACTGATTTATCTGAGTTTGATGCAATACTTGCTGAGTTTGATAAGCAAGGTGCTATTGAAGAGTACATGATGTTTGTTAACAGATCAGTTAGTTTAGCTATTGACGATATGTTGGCTTCAATGAACTCTTACGGAGCTGGTGGTACATCTTACGGTGTATTTAACAACTCTGAAGATATGGCATTAAATTTAGGTTTCTCTGGTTTCAGAAGAGGTTCTTATGACTTCTACAAGTCTGACTTCAGATACTTAAACGATAAAGCTACTAGAGGTGGTATTAACGATGCTAATGCTACTAATGCAATTAGAGGAGTTATGATTCCTGCTGGTACTTCTTCAGTTTATGACCAAACTGTTGGGCAAAGCATGAAGAGACCTTTCTTACACGTAAGATATAGAGCTTCACAAACTGATGACCGAAGAATGAAAACTTGGGTTACTGGTTCTGTTGGTGCTGCTACATCTGCGTTAGATGCAATGCACTTAAACTTCTTAACTGAAAGATGTTTAATTACTCAAGCTGCTAATAACTTTATGTTATTGAAGTAAGCTATTTTTTAAAAGACCGGGGCTTCGGCCTCGGCCTTTTATTTTATTAATTTTATTATATATTATATTATGGCAAAAAAACAAGAAACAAAAAAAAAGGTAGAGATACCTGTTGTTGAAACACCAGTTGTTGAAACACCAAAACCTAAAAAAGTTGAACCTAAATGGGAAGTAAAAGATAGAGTTTATAATTTAAAAAGCAGAAGAAAACCTATATCTTATATGTTAAAAAGTTCTGGTATTTTTTGGTTTGACAAAGACAAAGGTTACGAAAGAGAATTAAAATATTGTGAAAATCAAAGAACTTCATTTGTAGATGAAATGCAAGGCGATCAAAGATTATCTCATGTTATTTTTAGAAATGGTAGTTTATTTGTAGAAAAAGAAAAAACAACTTTACAAAAATTTTTATCTTTATATCATCCTCATAGAGATAAAATATATGAAGAATATAAGCCAGAAGTAGAAGCTGCTACTGAAATAGAGATATTAGAAATGGAAGCTGATGCGATATTAATGGCTAGACAAATAGATATTGATTTAGCAGAAGCTATTATGCGTGTTGAGAAAGGTTCTGAAGTATCTAAGATGAGTTCTAAGGAACTTAAAAGAGATTTATTAGTATTTGCTCGTAATAATCCTTCTTTGTTCTTAGAATTAGCCGCTGACGACAATGTTCAACTTAGAAACTTTGGTATTAAAGCTGTAGAGCTTGGTATTATAAAACTATCATCTGATCAAAGAAACTTTTTATGGGGATCAAATGATAGAAAAATAATGACAGTACCATTTGACGAGCATCCATACACTGCTTTAGCGCATTGGTTTAAAACTGATGAAGGTATGGAAATATATGCAAATATAGAAAAAAGATTAAATTAATCTAACCGTAGTGGTAGTCGCCCTACGGGGCGATTACAAACTACAAACTTAAATTATATGGAAAAAAATAAATCTAAAGGTTTAGGCGATACAATAGAAAAAATTACAAAAGCAACTGGAATAAAAAAAGTTGTTAAAAAAGTTAGTGAAATAACTGGTAAAGATTGTGGTTGTGATGAAAGAAAAGAAACTTTAAATAGATTATTTCCTTATAATTATTAAATAAAAAAATATGGCAATACACGTTAACACGGTATATCAAACAGTTCAAGCTTTAGCAAACAAAGAACAAAGAGGTTATTTAACGCCTCAAGAGTTCAATAGGTTTGCTCATTTAGCAACTAGAGAAATATTTGAACAATATTTTTACGATCTAAATCAATTTAAAAGAACACCTGGTAACAGCACAGAATCTTCTGATATGGTTGACTTATTAGAAACTAAAATAACAGTTTTTAGACAAGATTTTGATGCCTTCAACCTTGTAAACGCTCAAACTGCTATGCCAGCTGATGTTTATAGAGTTGAACAAGTTATTGCTCAAGATATAGATCCAACAACGGGTGCTGCTAGTAATAGAAGAGTTTGTGATATTGTTACTCAAAAAGACGCTAACAAACTG